GTATTAGATAGAAGGGAACTTAGACATGGTAGCTAAGAAAAAAATGCGTGGCGGCGGTATGGCAAAGATGGCTGCTAAAAAGATGCGTGGTGGCGGTGTAGCAGCCAAGAAGATGCGTGGCGGTGGAATGGCTAAGATGGCATCAAAGAAAATGATGCGTGGTGGTATGGCAAAGAAGAAGTAACATGAAATGGCTAAACAAACTATTGGAGCAATTGCTTCAGTTTATAAAAAACGCATTACTCGCCCCGGTAGGCATAGTAAGAAACCTAACAAGCAGTACAAAGTTAAAACGTACTTTGGTTAGACATTTGGGTTTGGCTTTGCTAAACACAGGAAAGCCCTTTACCTGCATTGGCAATTGGTTCTGGAAGAAACATCGTACTGTATTGAACTGGAATAAGTAATGGTAGCTTTACAATATAAAACTGTAACTGAAAGCATAGCTGTAACAGCTACATCTGGCGGTGCTAGTGCTAATGTTCTGTACACGGTTCCCGCTTTCCACGATGCTACGATAGAATTTTTACACGTTAGTAATGGTGCTTCTTCTACAGATAGTATATCAATACAATGGTATCATAAAGAAGACAATGCATATTACACCATAGTAAATAACAAATCTATATCGGGTAATGATGTATATAATATGATTACAGCCGACCGTCTTCATCTTCACGCTGGTGACAAGCTTGTTGTTTTTAACGGCGGTGGAAGTCTAGGTGTAACATTATCAGCGGTTGAATATTATAACCCAACACGTGGTAACTAGGAGAAAAGGAGATATGCCCCTCACAACTAAAGGCTCTAAGATTAAATCTGCGATGACAAAAAAGTACGGGGAGAATAAGGGTGAGCAAATCTTCTATGCATCAGCCAACAAAGGAACAATTACAGACGTGGAGAAAAAGCAAGAGTACAAGAAAGGTGGGGCAGTTAGAAAAGCTAGCAAACCGGCGAAGTCTAAAGCGAAGAGCAAGAGTAGAGTTAATGAAGCTGGCAACTATACTAAGCCCGCACTGAGAAAAAGATTATTTCAAAAGATTAAAGCTGGCAGCAAGGGTGGTAAGCCCGGTCAGTGGTCGGCACGTAAGGCACAAATGCTGGCAAGAGAATATAAAGCTGCAGGTGGTGGTTACAGGTGATACAATTTGTACTCGTTGTGTATATGGGTACTCAGATAATAAACCAGACCCAAACCTTTATAGACATGGATAAGTGTCTTTATTTTGCTACTAAACTTTCCCGACAAAACCAAATACCATTACCAGACGGAGGTTATACTAGAATAACTGCAGTGTGCAAACCAACCAACAAGTGAGACACAGAGATGATTGCAGAAACCCTTGCGGGTATTGCGCTAGTTAAAAGTGCCGTAGATGGCATTAAATCTAGCATCAATACCGCTAAAGATATTGGCGAGATTGCTGGCTATGTGGACAAACTCTTTGAGGGTGAAAAGCAGGTACAGCAAGAGCGTACTAAAAAATCTGGTGTAGGAGTTGCTGACCAGTTTGGTGTCAATAACGTAGCACGTGAAATGATTGATGCCAAGATTGCGGCAGAAAAAATGCAAGAAGTAGCCACTATGGTGGATATGCGTTTTGGTCCCGGTACGTGGAAAAGCATATTGGCTGAAAGACAAAAGAGAATACAAGAAGCCAAAGAAGCAGCAGCTAAAGCAAGACGTGAAGCGATACGGCGGCACAATGAAATGATGGAACAGATAAAAATGTACACTATTGTATTTGGTGTTGTATTGATAGGTTTAGCTTTTATGCTTGCAGCATTTTTATTTTCCTCTTGACAAATAGTAATTAAAGTGGTATAACTTAGATATGTCATTACGAAAACCACCCCAAAAAGATTTAGTTAAGTGGACTAATCAAAACTGGAGAACCAAAAGTGGAAACCCTTCCACCCAAGGACCAAAAGCCACAGGTGAAAGATATCTTCCGGCATCAGCTATTAAAGCCCTTACGTCAGAAGAATATTCAAAGACGAGTGCTGCTAAAAGAGCAGGAACTCGTGCTGGTAAGCAACACGTCAAGCAGCCTAAAAAGATACAGGATAAAACCGCGCAATTCAGGAGATCATAGTGAAAACGCTATTAGTAATTTTGGCGTTGACTTTTTTAACAGCGTGTGATAAAATAAGTTTTTCTGATATATCTACAGGGTTTAGTGCTACAGGCGCAGCTATAGGTGCTGCAGCAATTACTAGCAATCCGGTGGCTATAGGCGCAGCTACAGTAAGTGGTGCATTAGTAGGTGCAGCATCTGTAGAAGAAGATAAAAGTTTAACGACTGAGCAGATAAAAGAAGTAGAAAATCCGTGGCAAGCTTTGCTTGTAGCGTTTGATCAACTTCTTGCTAATGCATTTGAACTTGTTATTGGTATTAGCATTGCTGTTTTTGTAATCCCTATGCTCTTTACATATCTGGTTGGTAGATTTAAGCAACGTCCAGAAGACGCAAAAGTAATAAAAGAGCTTGTAGAAAAAGTTGCAAAGATGAAAGAGCAATGATAAAATTTAACGAAAGAAAAATAAATAGGCAGCTAAAAGTAGAAAACAAAAAACTACAGCAGCTATCGTGGCGATATGAGCCTATTGAAAAAACACTTTCATTTGTAAAGTGGCTTGCAGCTTTTATTATTATGGGAGTATATAATGGCTGCAGAAAAAATACTTGAATGGAAACTGCTTCCTAGATTTATGATGCTTGTGATGACAATTATGAGTTGGCGTGTAGTGGAATGGTTTATGACCTTACCTAACCCAACTGCAGCCCAAGCAGGTTTAGTGTCGGTAGTAACTGGTGCAATGACAGGAGCTTTTGCTGTTTGGATGAACCACGAAGGTAAACATCCAAGCGTACAGGCTCCAAGAGTAGTTGATACATCCGTTACTAAAAAGTAAAGGAATGACGTACATAAAGTTGAGGATGAACTGTTTAGAGGCACTTTGCACAAACAGGAAAAACTGTGTACGTCACCTTAAAGTAAACGGAGAATTTTAATATGGCTTATATGGAAAAAACAGGTGGCAGAAAACACGGTACTCAGACCCTGCACACAGGCAGTGACCCTAAAAAAAAGAAGCTAGCAAAAGAAATTAATTTTGGAACAGGTAAATCTAACAAACAGTCTCCGGGTTTTTTTGAAATGATTGTTAATTACGTGAAAGAAAAACTTGACTAGTGCTACTTTTTACTTTATGTAAAATACTTATAGGAATAGAGATGCCTAAAGATTTTAAAAATTGTAAAGACTGCTCAACACCAGCTAATTGTAAGGCAGTTGCTAAGTGTCAGAACCAAGGAAAAAAATAATATGGCTAGACAATTAACCGAAAAACAGCAAAAACTACTAGATGTACTGTTTGAGGAAGCAGGTGGTGACATTGTTGCTGCCAAAAAACTTGCTGGCTATGCTGAGACCTCTAGTACTGCTGAAATTGTAAAGGGCATCAAAGAAGAAATTCTAGATGCTACTCATATGTACATGGCACGTAATGCGCCACGTGCAGCTATGGCTATGGTCGGTGGTCTTATGGACCCAACTGAACTAGGCATTCGTGATAAGATGTCTGCAGCTAAAGAATTACTTGACCGTACAGGTTTGGTTAAGACTGAGAAGATGCAGGTAGAAGCAAGTGGCGGCGTTATGCTTATGCCACCTAAAGCAATTGTAGAGGATGATGACTGATGACACGTAAAGAACTTTTAGATAAAGCTATGAAGGAATGGGAAGCAGGAAACAAACTTTCTAAAAATTTAACTGTGCATAGAGAACGCTATATGGCGCGTAATAAAGATAAAATTATTGAAAAATCTAATAAGGACTTAGACAAATTAAAAATTCAACCTAAAATAAAAGGAAACTACCCAGAACTTTCTAAAGAAGAATTAGACAAACTAAAAATTCAACCTAAACTAGAGGGTAATTATCCATCACTTTCTGAAGAAGAATTGGATAAACTTAAAAAGTACTACCGTAAAGGTGGGTTATCTAACTCGCGTATAAAAACCGCAGATTATCGCAAAGGTGGCATGGTTCTATCTACAATGGACAACCGTAAATACAAATGACACGTAGCATAGGCAAATGGAAACTTCCACAGCCAACAGATATTAAAGAAGAAAACGAATGGGTGCCTATTCCGCGTATTGCACGTACTGTACCCTTTGGATACGAACAGGATGATGAAGACCCCGACATTCTTCAACCTATACCAATTCAATTGGATTTGTTAGAGAAAGCCAGATCACACGTAAATCAGTATAGCTATCGTGAAGTAGCTAACTGGCTAAGTACACAGACTGGCAGATACATCTCGCATGTAGGATTGAGGAAACGGTTACAAGATGAGCGAAGACGTAAGAATCAAGCTGCAAGCCTCCGTCAGTGGGCAGAATATGCGGAAAAGGCAATCGCCAAAGCGGAAGCCCTCAAAGAAGAAAGAACCGGCGCAAAAGCCAACGGTTAAAATAACTGAGGTTACTGCACGTGAATATGATAGCAGTGAAATTGAACAACACGCTAATGTTTTGTTTAAGCCTAATACCGGACCACAGACAGAGTTTTTGGCTGCTAGCGAAAGAGAAGTTTTGTATGGTGGTTCAGCAGGTGGTGGTAAGTCTTATGCCATGCTTGCAGACCCTTTACGGTATATGGGGCATCCACAGTTTAGTGGGCTTCTACTGCGACACACGACAGAAGAACTAAGAGAACTTATATTTAAATCGCAGGAGTTGTACCCTAAAATTTGGCCGGGTATTAAGTGGTCAGAAAGAAAGATGCAGTGGACTGCGCCATCTGGTGCAAGGTTGTGGATGTCTTACCTCGACAGAGATGAAGATGTCTTGCGTTATCAGGGTCTAGCATTTAGCTGGATAGGCTTTGACGAATTGACACAATGGGCCACACCATACGCATGGAATTATATGCGGTCACGTCTTCGGTCCACTGCGCCAGATTTGCCTATTTTTATGAGGGCAACGACTAACCCCGGCGGTAGAGGACATGCTTGGGTCAAAAAAATGTTTATTGATCCTGCGCCGTATAATAAGACGTTTGATGCTACAGATATAGAAACAACAGAAGTCTTACGATATCCAGCAGGACATAGCAAAGCGGGGAAGGCTTTATTTAAACGTAGGTTTATCCCAGCAAGACTTTCTGATAACCCTTATCTTTCAGACGCAGGTGACTATGAAGCAATGCTTCTTTCCCTTCCTGAACAACAGAGAAGACAGTTACTTGAGGGTGATTGGGATATTAAAGAAGGTGCTGCCTTTACGGAGTTTGATAGGTCTGTTCACGTTATTGACCCTTTCAACATTCCTAGTAATTGGGTTAAGTTTCGTGCTTGCGATTACGGCTACGGCAGTTACAGCGGTGTTGTTTGGTTTGCTGTTGCACCTAATGAACAGCTTATTGTGTATAGAGAATTGTATGTTTCTAAAGTCCTTGCCACAGATTTAGCAGACAGGATTTTGGAGTTAGAAGCTGAAGACGGCAATATTAAATATGGTGTTCTTGACAGTTCTCTTTGGCACAAACGTGGTGATACTGGCCCATCTCTGGCTGAACAAATGGTTAATAGGGGATGTCGCTGGAGACCGTCAGATAGAAGTAAGGGAAGTCGTGTAGCGGGTAAAAACGAAATACACAGACGGCTGCAGATAGATGAATTTACAGAGGAGCCTAGACTTGTTTTCTTTAATACTTGCACAAACCTCGTTGCCCAACTTCCCGCCATACCGTTGGACAAGAAAAACCCCGAAGACATTGATACAAAGAGTGAAGACCACTTGTATGACGCTCTTAGATATGGTATAATGTCAAGACCAAGGTTTAGTATATTTGATTATGACCCTATGGGTAGACCCGGTGGCGGTATGCGTGTAGCAGATGCAACCTTTGGATATTAA